TTTTGTAGTTGATGATGCAATACCTGAAGCTGCTGATTATACTGATCAATGCACATTAAGTCCAAGTAAACGAAAACAGCCATTTCTACTTGGCCAACCAATTAACAATGATAGTCTCTCTTGTGGCAATGCAACTCTTGATTTTGATGGCGTAACTTATACATATCCTGACATAACAATCACAATTCCTGGTGGGACAATCTTGTTGCAGGAGGGAAGCATTGAACCAATCTATCCAACATTTCTTGGTGCTTTTGTCTATGATACTCAATATAAAAAATGGGGTAAGATGCAACAAAATTATAAGCAAATTCTTGATTATTTTCCAATTAATAACATAGCTGGTGATTCTCCTATTCCCTATGATACCTTCTTGCCTAAATGTGCAGCTTTGCTTGAATCAGGCTCTATCGCCCTGTTTGATCAATTTCCAACAGATTCTCGTATTATTTTTGGTAAAGTTGGAATGTATCGTAAGGGATTTACAGACATGCAAGAAGTCCGCATTCAAAATAGAACTCCATTGTCAGGTTCTGTGACAGTAGAGGGTTCTTTAGATGGTAAGAATGTGGAATCAAGTATTACCCAGACACAAGCATTTGCAGATGCAACACAAGTTACTGCAAATATGAATCTAAGTGCAAGATGGTATAACATAATTGTTGAAGGAAATTATGACATTACAGCAATGGAAGCAAGAACTACGAAGAAAGGAAAAAGGTAGCTCGAATGACAGCTAGTCCTGCATTACTTGATCTTAATACTGGACTTCCTATTTCTTCATCTCCTTATCAAAGACAACCTGGCTTTGAGTCTACAACTACTACAACTCCTGGAAGAGTTGATACAACACAGCAGACAACACAACAACGAACAGAGCAACAACAAATAACTTCTCAGAATATTCTTAATACAACTCCTGGTGCACTTCAAGCTTTAGAGGAATTAATACGTCAGTTATCTGATAGGCCGGCCGTCTCAGAAGCGGAACTTGATGCAAAGGCACCTAATGCAACTGCATTTTATACACCAACTGGTTGGATTTATACTGATCCACTTACAGGACGCAATCTTGGGCCACAAGAAGTTATTCAGTTTAATAAACAACGTACTGCTGAACGTCAGAAACTCAAAGAACAAGCAGGTGTAATTAAGGGTGGAACAGAATCTCAAAAAGTAACTGAAGGACAACGTCAACAGGAAATTGGTAGAACTCGTGAACAGCAAGGTAAATATAGTAAAGAAGTTGCTTTTTCAGATGCTCAATTTTTAATTGATAAAGCTATTACAGATGCTCTTGAACAAGCAATGCCAGGAATTGTTGCTGCATCTGAAGGTGCAGGAACTTCTAAAGGAACATTTCGTGGTTTAGCTCTTGAACAAGCTGCAACTAAGGGTGGTGTTGAAGGTGGTGCTCTTGGTGCTCAACTAAGTGTTCAGTACGGCCAGATCTATAATCAGTTAGAAGCAATGCTTGTTGAGATGACAAAACAAGATCCTAATTCACCGGCTGCAATGCTTCTTCAAGCCTTACAAGCTTCAAAAGGAATGGTTCAATCTGGTTCTACTTTTTCAAGTACTTCTGGAAATCAAACTGCACAAGTGCAATCTCAAACACAAGTTGGTCCAACTCAACAGAGAGCTGATACTGTAAGATCTTATGACATTGCAGGTCAAACTCCTGGTGCAATGAGTGGTATTCCTAATGTTCTAAGCAGCACACCAACTCCAAATGCTCCTGTTACTTCACCCAGTCAAACACCAATAGGTGGGCTTTACATCTTTTCAATGGGTGATAATCCTCAACAAGAAAGTGATACTTTTGATACAGATCAATCATATGAGGATATTATTGGAATGGAAGAAGAATAATGGCACAAAATCCAGGACAAGATCAAGAAGAATTTGATCCTGCAACTCTTCTTTTACAAACATTACAACAATCTTCTGCTGATCTTACAGAAGAAGCATCTGTTCAGATGATTCAATCAAGTGCTGAGATGATTCAAAATGAAACAGTTTCTCAAGTTCCTGGGATTTTTGATCAAGATTTGAATGCCTTGTACGAGAGGATCTCAGGGCCGGCCAAGACAATCTTTCCTGATGGAACAAAGATATTTGGTAAGGTGCAAAAAACAGTTGATTCTGCAACTGGTCATATAACTATTACAAATACTCCTGAGCCAGTTAAAACAAATGTAAATCCTGCACAAACTGCACGTAATGTTATTCAAAGTGCTTCACAATCATTTCCTATATCTTTTGATGTTGAGAAAGAACTAGGAAAACTTAAAGGACTTAGGGGTGAAGAACTTTCATCTGCAATAACTTCAACCTTAGCTACTATTGATACAGAAATTACAAAACAAAGACAGCTTATTAATAAACAAGCTGCAGTTGAGTCAGGTTATATTGCTGCACAAACTGCTCTTGAAAGAAGCTTACAGGCAGAACATATTCCTAATCCTAATTTTGGTGGCCTTTCATTCAATCAACGCTTTGGATTTGCTTCTGCTCAGACACAACAAGCTGAGTCTTTTGCATCAACTACAAGAGTTCAAATGATGGCACTTGAAAAATCAATGATTGAGCGTGATCTTTCTGTTTCTAGATTAGTAAGTGCTAAACAAGCAATTCTTAAGATAGAAATGAGAACTGCTGAAAGACAGATGAAGGAGGATGATAGATTAGATGCTATTACTTCTCAACAAGTTGCAAATTATAAATTTATTTATGGTAAAGACTTAGATGATCTTACAGCACGTAGGGCTATTGTTAATAGAGCAGCACAAGATAAAATTGTTGCCAAGACTGTGGCTGTTACACCTGAAAATGTATATACAATTATTCTTGATCCAGAATTACGAGTTAGAGAGAATGCATTGAAACTTGTTCTTGAATATGATAAGGCCACCAATAATCTTGATTCTTCTGCCACACAAACTCCTATTACAGAACGTATCAAAGAATTTGTAAAAGAACCTATTAAACTTCTTGATGCAGTTGTTGCAACTGGAGCAATTCCTGAGAAAGAAGCTGATACTCTTCGTACACAATGGATTGCTGCTGATACAAAAGAACGTGCTTCTTTACAACAAGGTGCTTTTGCTTCACTTCTTGAAAAATATATTGAGGGGCAATATGAAGTTGGCTATGATAATATGAAAAAATGGAAAGCTAATGAAATGGATATAAAATCTCCCCTTGGTAGTGTTATTGATAGAATATCAAAGACTAATTCAGCTGGTAAAGCTAATCTTAATACAGTTATTGAAACATTTATTATGGATCAAACAATCAAGGGGGCCGACGGCCAAGTTATCCCATATGAACAACGTCTTGCAATTCTTGATTCTGCTTTAGGTGGAGCAATTTCTAATGAATTTAAGTCAATCTTATATCCAAATACAGACTCTTTAAGAATTAAAATGTCTAATAAAATTAGAAATGCTGCTGCTCGTGCATATATTAAAGTAAAGACAATTAGTCCAGATACAGGATTGTGGGAATATCGTAGAGATTTAGGAAGTCATTATGCCCCTTGATTACGCTGAGAAATATGATATTGCAGCTGAAGCATCTGACAATATCTTAGGAACAACTAAGAATTTTATTGTATCTACTGCTGCTGATGTTGTTTCAACACTTTATAATTCACTTCCATTTGTTCCTGAAGCTAAGACTGAAGATATTCTTGACCATGTGGACAAAGATGCACTAGCCTTTTATAAAGAAAATACTGATACTGTAAGAACTGCTTCTCTTATTGGTGGAGCTTTTATTCCTGGTGGTGTTGCTCTTAAATTGCTTGGAAGAGCTAGGGCTGGCGTTTCTTCTGTTGGATATGTGGAAAATGGAATCTTAGGTGTAGCAAAAGGAACAATTACCGGTCAAAGACAAAAATATCTTGCTTTAGAAATTGAAAAGACATTTGCTGAATCTGGTGCTGCAACATCTCAATATAAAAATCTTGTTCGTCAACTTTATGCTTCTAATATTGGACAAGCAACAATTGATAATGCTATTATTGAAGCAGCAGTTGTGGGAGCAATGAATGCACATCCTTATATGGAAGATTATCTTAAAGATCCTGTAACCAATTTTGCTTTATATGGTTTAGTTGGTGGTGGTGTTTTTAGTTTGTTTACAATTCCATCTACACGACGCTTGCTTACTGATCTTAAGAGTCCAATTATGGAGCAGGCAATAGAACATATTCGTACAGAAAAAGGTTATCAGCCAATTGCTAAGAAAGATCATTCTCTTACTGCTTCTGCTACTGTTCAAAGAATTAGTTCTAATTTACGAATACTTTCAGATATTATCTTAGATCAAGGTGAAAAGGGCTTAACACGAGAAATTGCTGATTCAATACGTAAAACTGATGCTGCACAAATGGAAGAAGTTATTTTACGTGCTGCTCCTGCAATTATTGGGCCTAAGAAGGCAATCAATAAGGAAATGCGTGACACAGTTCTTGAAATTCTTAGTAATCCAGAATTTATTGGAATTGATAAAATTAGATTTTATGATCTTAGTAAAGTAACAACTGCTACAGCAAAGAAAGCAATGATTTGGAAAGATGCTGATGATCTTATTCATCAGATTGCCGTTGAATCTGGCTTTAGAGGACAAGATATTGAGGCAATAAAAAAGACTTTTTTAACAGAAGATGGAAAACCTGCAATTGCATTTATCAGGCCGTCAACTGGTGAACTGTTTGCACCGGCTGGAGTTCGTAATGTTGGTTGGGCTGTTGATGTTAAAAATGCATCTTCTATTATCAAAGCTTCTGCCTCTGGGCAAAATCGTCTAGTAATAAGCCAACCTGTTAAAGACTTTGCTGAGGAAAATCTCTTGCGTGGCAAATCTTCTGCAATGGTTGATTTAGATTATCTTATCGAGTTAAAGAGATTTGATGGCCTTAAGGAAACAGAAATTCCTTATGTTACAATTGCACCAGATCATCTTCCAAGACAAAATGCGTTTCTTTCTTATCTTTCTAAGCTTTCTTCAGAGGAACAAGCTAAGACAAAAGTTTTTATTCGTTCTGATTATCCAACATATCAGGCACAACAACAGTTTCTTGAGAAGGCTGTTAGACCAAATCATATTGCAAATATAACAAATCTTGTTGAATCTTCTAAGTTAGATTTTAGAAGTCAGGGAATTTCTGCAAATGCAACACGACTTTTAGATGATTGGATACATGGTAAAATTAGTATGTCAGTTGATATTGGTATTGCTAAAGTACGTGCAGCTTTTAGTGCATTTTTACATAAAACAGAAACATCAACTCCAGAAAACATAGTAGCTGCTAAAGAAATTTGGAATGCAGGAACACCTTTTCGTGAAGCAATGCGAAAAGAGGCTGATCCAGATGGCTTTGTTTATCTTTATAGAGGAACAACAGCAAGAGCAATAAGTGCTGCTTCAGTTCAATCTTACACACCAAAGATAAATGTTGCAAAAGGATTTGGCCCTAGTGCATCTCTTTATCGTGTTCACGTTGATAATATTATTGGAACAGTTGGTTCTGGTGGGTTAAGAGAAGCTGAAATTCTTGTATCTTCACCACATCCACAAATTGTAAATAATATTCCTATTGAAACTGCTGCTTCTCGTGCAGTTCAAATTCCCACACCTGAAACAGCACAAAAGTTTACAGTTAATGAGTTCTTTAAGTATTATGCAGATGAGACAGAAAGACAAGTTAAGAACTTACTTGCTTCCAAAATTATGAGTATTGAAGAAATCTCATCCCGTCTTAATGTAACAACAGATGGTGTTCAGGCCGTCATACTAGGTGCTAAGTTGTCAGAATATCCTGCTGAATGGCGTCGTTATACAAATGCTGCTGATATTGATTCTAAGTATCTTAACCTTAAGAACAAACTTTTTGCTGCAATTGGAAATCCATCAAAGAATCCTAATGCAGAAGCTCTTGCAAATCTTGATAATCGTAATTTGCGGATTGCTCATAATGAAATTGTAAACCAAATGACACAACTTTCAAATAGCAGAATTGCCGGCCAATTAGCAGAAGTCTTTCAGGAAAAAGATTTTCAATTAGCTCTTGACTCTCTTACAAATAACCTAGCTGAGATTAACATTGTTAAAGTAGGAGCTGCACAAAATGCATTGATTCCTCAATCTGCTGATCAAATTGTGCGTAACCTTAAAGATGGATCACTCTTGACCTTTACTGGAAAACGTGTAATTGACACCTCTGATAAAGTTAAACGTCAATTGCTTGAACCTCTTGCATCAGTTTTTGTCCCTTTCAAAGATAAGCCAGAACTTTTTGCTGAATTTAATACGGCTATAAATCGTTTACGAGGTTCACAAGGCTGGCGTGATATTCGTGTTGATAAAGATACTGGATATGGTTTTATTGTTCAAAAGCAAGGCATTGGTAAGCAGATTGCTGAAGTTCCTATTAAGAACAAGGATGGATCAATTTTTTATATTAAACAGCAAGGTGTCTTAGATGCTCTAGAAGGAATGAGAGAACCAGCTTCAGAGATTTTAAAGTTACATAATCTTGTTAGGCGTATTACAGGGATGCCTCCTGTGCATGATCTTGGCTTCTATGTTCCTCCACTTCCAATTGCAAATAAGGCTCTTGCTTTTGTTATTGATAACTCAGGATTACAAGATGTTCGTCTTTTGACGGCCAACAATCAAACTGAACTTGAAACTCTTATTAATTCATACAAAAAGGTTAATTCAAATGATATTGCTTCTGGAAAACTTAGTGTTGTTAAGGAAGGTGAAAGAGCTGATTTTAACTTAGCAAAACAATACACAAATTATGAGTCACAAATTACATATGCTGATATAAGCCAATTTCATACAGGAAGTTCTGCTCTTGCAATTATACCATCTGATGCACGTTTTGTAAATGAAATTATGCAAGGATTTGAACAGCAAATTCTTAATGGAACTCGTAGATATGCTGAAACTTCTTTAAGTGATACAATGGCTTGGCTTGATAAGTTAAGTGCATATTATCAAGGTGGAACTGAAGGAAGTCCACAAAGAGGAATATTTAAACAAAGTGTAAGAGATCCTGCACTTGCAGTTAAAAATATATTGCTTGGTCGTGACCAACTTGAATCTTCTGTTCCACTTAAGGCTATTAATTCTCTTACAGAGATGCTATATAATAGAGCCGCCAATGCTGTTAATGCAACAGCCAAAGCATTTTCTTATGAAAAAATTGGTTCCAAAGAATTTTTTGAAAATTTGAATATAAATCTTAAATCTAAGGGAATTGATTCTCCATGGCAATCATTTGATGAATATCTTGCAACAACAGTTGCTGAATCAGGTAATATTGCTCCTAGAATTCAGAGCACAGGAAATGGAATGCTTGCAACAATGAATCTTCGTGTATTTGAGTTGGCACAAGCTGCAATTAACATTATGTCGCTTCCAATTCTTACATGGTCTTCCTTAATGGAGAAATTACCAGGAACAACCTTTAATCCTAAAGGTGACATGATAAAGATGCCTCTTGAGGCAATGTATGATGGAATGAGATTTATGTATTCTGATGCTGGTAAAGAAATGATTAAGAAGTGGGAACAGGCCGGCCATATCAAACAGGCTGTTCGTCAATACACTGAATTAACAGCATCCCTTAAGGCTGCATCACAAGGACGTGAATTTACAGACAAAGCATTAGATGCTTTGGATAAGGTTCAAAACTCAAAGATTGTTAAGGATTATTTCTCGAAGCCTGCTGACTGGGCTGAAGAATGGACACGAACCTATGTCATGTCAACAGGTTATTTGGCTGCGAAAAAAGCTTATCCTGGAATTGGAGATACAGCAGCAACAATAGCAGCTGTTGCTTTTACTGATCGTTCTGTGGGTAATTACTATGCACATCAACGTCCTGTATTATTTCAAGGGACGTTTGGTGCTGCAATTGGTCTTTACCAAACATATGTTCTTACTTATGCTCAATCAATTTACCGAAGCCTTGAGAATAAGAACTTTAAACAGTTAGCTTCGCTTGCACTTGCTCAGTCCGGTATCTTCGGTATGGCATCCTGGCCCGGCTATCATATGTTGTCAGAGCAAGTTGTAGGATCAATGTCCGACCACCATATTGACCTGACAACCGGAACTTACCGTGCATTAGACGATCAAGCTGCACGTCTAATTCTTTATGGACTGCCTTCTTCAATTGGGCCAGCGTTCTATACTCGCGGTGATATTTCTCCACGGATTCCCTCTACAATGGGTGAAATTGCTATATTTAATGGCATGAAACAGGGTTTTTCTGCTGCTCATTCAATTATTAGTAAGACAGGAGAAGGAATAACAACAGGAAATGCAACACAATCTATGTTTGAAGCTTTGTCTTTACAGTCAATGAATAGACCAATTGCTCGATGGGCTGAACTTGTATCGGGGTCTTCGATAACACAAGAGTATAATACAATGAGTCCATCTTCAGAGGTTTGGACTCCACTTGGTGTCTTTGCACGTCTATTAGGTACACGTCCGCTAGAAGAACAGGTTGTGCGTAATGCTCAATACCTAAATAGATTTTATGAATCATTGGATCACGACAGAAGAGCAAAAGCTGTAGATGCTCTTTCGACTGCGATTCGTAATAATACTCTAAATGGGGAAATCCTTTCTCAGACTGCATCTGATTATCTCCGTTTTGGTGGAACATCCAAAGGTTTTCGTTCTGCTTTGAATGAAGTAATGCTTAAGTCAGAAGAAGGAACAAGAGCAAATATGATGAGAAAGCTAGAACCTGATTCACCTTTAAGGCAAATGATAGATAATTTATATTAAGCAACCATCTGATTTATATTTAGATAATGAAATATATTTATTTGATGATAAGCATTTATTTCGTTGGCTTCATTGGAATCCTGATTTATCCTTAAATCCACAGTATCAATATTTAGAACAATTAATAAAAGAACAACCAATTGTTGGTGCCATTGTAAGTCATGTATGTAAAACTGAAAGTGGTTATCATGAAGGAGGTATATATTTTCATACTGAACTTACTGATAAAGTTAAAGGTTTTGGTAATATGTGGACAGTAGAATCATGGAGGCCACTAACAATATTACCTAGTTTACAATCACATTGTCCTTGTAAAGATCATGGTTTTATTAAAAATGGAAGATGGACTAATGTCTAACTACAATGCCTCATATAAAGTCTTTCAATGTTTTCAATTCTGTTCTTACTTAAGACTTTAAGTTCTTCATATGCGATTGAAACAGATTCAATAAACTCATAATCCCAGTTAGACATTCCATTTGGTGGATTATCAAGTAAGGTTTTTAAGTCTTGGATTTGGCCGGCCAAAACAGCAACTTCTTCTGCTGAGAGTCCTGTGCCGGCCTGATCCATTGTTTGGTTAAGAAGTTCTAGGCCCATTAGTGTAGCTCCTTCTTATCAAAAGGTGGTTGTTCTTTCTGTGTTTGTAGTTCCACAGCAACAATACTTCCCACCGTGTGAAATGCTTCCTCATGCATTTCCGCAAGAATCCCAGGATTAGCAGCAGCAGCTTGGGCATTTCGTGTAGTAAGAATCTTTCCATTGCACCATAGTTCAATTTGATTAACAAAGACATTAAGACGATAGCCTGAAAAGTGGTTATCTTCTAGCTCTTTTGTTGTTGCATTGTTTGGATCAAATCCAAGATTTCCTGGGAGCCGTCCTTCTAACTTATTTAATATATCTCGTATTTCTTCTTGCATTGGAAAGGATTTAATTTCACCTGTTGACATTTTGGCATCAACTTTGGCAATGCCTGTATCTTTTTTCTTGGTCATATCAAAAGTCTCGTGTTGGAAATTGTTTCTGCAAATATGGTCTTATTAATTTTAAGAAATCATCTTTAATTGGCTGTTCTCTTACAATGATAAGTTTATGTCCATTATGAATAAGATGGTGAAAGTAAAACTCATTCTTATTTGAAGACATATGTTCTTGTGGAGGAATTGTTGCATCCAAAACGTGTCCTAACTCTGATTTTATATTCATGCAGGTATCCTTATTGGTGTAAACTGCACAGTCCAATTATTATTTTTGCATTTTGCTTCTATATTCTCTATTGTTATTAGAACATTTCGATAGAAGTGATTATCAAAAATAGGAGCAATTTGAGTAATTTTATAATTATCATCTTTAATATACTTTAAAACCATCCCTCCACAGAACTTTTTGCCAGCAAATTCACCTTGCATGTATACAAGAAGTTGTTGATCTTTAGGAGTAAATTCCATACATCTCTTTCATCACAATCTCTCTTGCTTTTCCCTCTACAATCTCTTTTAGCAAGAATTGATTGTTTGCAAGACTTAAAAGCCAGTTTTCCCTAATTTCCCTAGATGGTCTCCACGGATTTTCAATCATATCTAAATTCTCAAGCCTCAATGAAATAGGAGCTGCCGCAGCAAATTGTGAACAAAATGCTGGAATACCTGCGACGGCCCCATCGGTAGAAACATTAGAAGTATAAGCAACAACTGCATGAGCACCAGACAAATGAGCCATAAGAGGAACTTCATTTCCTTTTCTTCTTATAATGATTTCTCGTTTTGTGTGCTCTTTTAATTTTATAAGAACTTGAGTTTCCCAGTTTGATAAACCGAAAACTTGTGAGACTGCATCAGATGATGGAGGAATAAGTAAGATATATTTCTTAGAATTTGTTTCTCTCCAGCCATCATATACTTGAAGTCCCTTAACACATAATGCAATCAGTTTCGAGTCATCTTGATTCTTTGAAATCCAATTCATTTGATAAGCATTAGGAACGATTCTAAGTCGCCAAGTATCAATATCTGTAAGATGAGGCTTAGCAAGCAAATAGCCAGCATCAATAAAAAGATAGGGTTCACGTCTTGCATGTTGGATATTGTAGATCTGTTGAAAAACCCTAAGTGATCCATATTGAAGTCCTGTAACAATATGTGTATATCCTTGCCCAAAGTAAATTTGTCCTCTTGATGCAGGAACCCAAGCTCCATGATTCTTAATATCAAAGCCTTTGAAGATTTGAAGAGAAATTGATGCAAATTTTTCACGGACATAATATTGTAAAAATTTAGGTTCTTGCTGAAGTTGTTGATTTTGACTCAATGTATGCTCGTAATTTATTTGCAATCTTAATTCTTTCGATGTCTGTTTTATTATACATTTCAGTATCAAATTGTGAGACTGAAGAATTACCTATTGGATAACGAACTGCTTGATATGTTTCATCAGTTTTTGCTTTACCATATTTGAAATGCATGTGTTCAACTGTAACATATTTAAGCCATGAAAGTCTATTAATTCGTTTTGCAATATCCTCAACCCAAGCATCAACACAAAAGTGACGAAAGTAAGGAGGACAAATATTACCTAAAAGGTGTATCCAATCACTGTGCAAGATAAAATGCTCACATTTCTCACGATTCATTCCATTATTGCAATAAGCAACTAAGATATTATCTGGAACTTTATCCCAAAGAAGATTGATTTCTGTATTCCATCCTATTGTTCTAAAGATAACATCATCTCCTAGTGCAAACATAAGATCACCTGAAGCAATTGTTGTTGCCATTCTATTAAGATGCTCAGGAGCTGACATCTGCTTTGTTGATATATGATACGCAATATTAAGAGTAAGATCAGCTTCTTCTAAGGTTTTTATATAAGTAGAATATGCAGGATCATCTTCATCTAAACCAACACAGAACTGTAAAGGTTCAAGTGTTTTATCAGATGTTCCCCAAGCAGATGCCATCATTTCAATGAGGCGTTCTGGCCGACCTCTTGATGGAATGAGCAGGCTAATTTGTCTATCCATATTTCTTCTCCAAAATCTTTAAGGTTTCATAAACAACTTTCTCGGGTGTAATTGAATTCATTGCCTTACGACAATGTGAACATGGAATAAGATTGCCACAAAATACTTTTGTGCCTGTAAGATTTGTATGAATTGGGTATCCTGTAATTTTTGGATCTATATACCCTCCAAATATAACAATTCCAGGAGTTCCTAATGCAGCAGCAGCATGATGAAAGCCACCTTCATGTGAGATAATCATATCTGCTACAGAGATATAAGCAAATATTTCACGAATTGAATGAACTGTATGTATATTACTAGTTAAGTTTAGTTTTGAATAAAAATGATTTAATTGAATTGTGCGTATGTTATTTTTATCTAATTGTTTTGTTAAATGTTGCCAATTATGCTTTCCCCAATTCTTATTTTCTTGAAGATGTCCTTTAATTGTTGGTTCAATGAGAATAATTGGATTACCATAACCTTTTTGAAAATTCTTTGCAAGTTCGTACTCTTTTTCTGAAAGAAAAATTTCACCAGGTTCTATATCCCATTCTTTCCATACATAGAATTGATGATGTTTGGATTTTTCATAATCAATGTAGTGACGGCCTCCACCATTTCCAGAAGATAATGTATAATAGTTTTTATCAAAATTTGGCCTATGTCCAAGTAGCTCTTTTTTGTTTAAAATGTATGGATTATTTTCCCAAGCAACACTCCAACGCATTAAGCCTTTTGAGTTAACAATAACGTGAGGAATAGGATTTTCTCTTCTATTCTTTTTGACAAGAGCTGTTACCATTATTTCATCACCTAATCCCACACTTTCTCCTTTGCTTTTTGAAAACCTGTTGCTCTTAAAAAGCCCCATTCTCTAAATGGGGTAGAATGCCAAAACAAAAGCCAAGTTTCTGGTTCATTGATCTCCATAATTGTATGCCAAGAATACTCACCAAAGTGATTAAAACGATCAATATTTTTGTAGAAATAGTAGCCACGAATAATATTGATAACTTCAGGTGATATATATTCAATCTTGCGTTTTTGAAAACCAAATTCAAGACGACGTTCAATGTAAGAACCATTAAGGATAAGAGAATAAGCAGATTGCCAAGGATAATTATGAAGATCACGATCTGCATCTGCAAAAAGTATACGATGCAAGTAGTAAGTATAACCAAATATACGAAAAAGATAAAAGCGTTCAAGATAGGGAGTGTTGTTGAAGAGAATCTGTTTACAAGGCCGGCCACGAGCAATTAGCTTGAGGATTGGTAGGGAAAGAATGTTCATATTTTTGTCAAAATAAAATGGCCATCTTTTTTATTAATAGCAATATTTTCTGGATTTAATTGGTGTTTTTCTACTTTGCGTATTAAAGCTCTTGCTTCATGCAAAACTAATGCCATTCGTAAATGATGTATAATTTGTTCATTTCCAATCCAAGATAATTGATTTTCTAAAAACTGAACTCTACTAATTAAAACTCTAAGTAGTTCTTGGTTGGTTGTTCCAGGATGATTATCAAAACCACAATATCGTTTAACAAAGACAATTTTTTGTTTAGATTCATCAGGATTATCTAATTGTTCTATCTCGTAATGATGACCCCAATCAAGAACTATCATGGCATTTCCTCTGGTGTTAGGAAGTCCTTTAATAACATATCATCCTTCCATCCATTCATTATCTTGGTTAGTGGAACGTATCCACGACGGCCTGCTATCTCTTTGATCTGTATCTTTTCAGCAGCTTCAAGATTTCTAAGTATCTCTGCCAATTCTTCAAACTTATTAAGATTTGTATCTACTTGTTTCCAAATTTCTCTAACTGTTGCCGGCCTTTTATTCCTTGTAAGATTTATTTTAATGAATTCAATAATTGCATTTGCAACATCTGAGTGTTTTCCTTTACCAAATTGTCCTAGTGCTTTTCCCATTCTTTGTTCCGTTGCGTGTAATAAAGTATTAGCTTGTAATACATGTGAATCTCGAATTTCCAATGAATAATCCATAGCAGCAAAAACAATGCAAAGCTTAAGGATATGGTCAAAACGTCTGGTGTTATAATGATTAAAACGAAAATCATCAAGGTAAGAGTATTCTTTATAAACCCTATCCAATAAAGTTCTTGCAGAATTTGATATGGTAATTTCGCCATGTAAATCCTCTTGTATTTTCTTTAATAAAGACTCCATTTCCAATTTAGCTTGTTGTGAGACAGGCTTTGGAAATGTAATCTGTTTACCAGTAGGCTCACCATGCACAAATACAATTCTGGATGTTCCACCTTGTCCTATTGCTTCTATTGGAAGTGCTTGTGCTATTGATTGTTGATTGGCCGCCGCAATAAGATTAACGGTTGGGGCATAGACGTATATTGATTTTCCGTGGAGTTTTGGGTGCTTGTATTCGTCCAGGTTGTCCCAAAGGTTTGTAAGTAGAACAATGAATGATATGTTGGCTGTTCCAATGAAGTCTTGGAACTCTGCTGCCATAACATATATTTCTGAGGGAGTTTCAAAGTTAAGTCTTTCAAAGTCTATTCCATCAATTGATTCTGGCTGATTAAGAAGCTGCATTTCTGCAATGAATCGTTCTGCTGATAGACGATCTGGTGCAAGTTTTGCAAATTCAATTCCTTTAAGTAGATTTCTGGCTGGTTTTAATGCTGTTCCTTTTCTAGCTCCTGGATTGCCTTCCAGCATAACATACATATTAGGGTAAACACGAGAATGTCCAAAAGGAAAAAAGACATTTCTTCCGAGAATAGCAGCCACGATAGATATTGCACACCAGCGATGATATATATAAGGAGCCTCTGTTTCACCAATGTAGTTGAAGTATTTCTTGTAGAATTCGACGGCCATATTTGCTTTGTCGATTCTACTGGTCTTTTATTTGTTTCCACGATTGTCCGTATTTATAGTCAACAGGGATAGTAAGAACTTGTCCTCTTACGTTAACAGGATTATCCATGCATTGGAGGACACGAATCTTAAATTCTTCTCGTCTTTCTGGTGGATATTGAAACATGATAGCATCATGAATCTGATTTTTTAAGCGAAATGCTCCATGCTCTTGAAGAACAATATCACGATACATTCGCCAAAAACCTTTATTCAAAATGCTTACACTTAGATTTTGTGGTTCATGTGCAACTGCTGCTCGAAGAACTCCGTGATCTTCTATTATGTTTCCAAAGAAATGTCTTGTATAGCCCAAGACTGAAACAAGTCTATGTGATCGTAATACTTCTCTTCTTATCTCTTTCCAATGTTCTTGTACTTCTGGAAATCCTACATGATACCTAGAAATAAGCCAATTTACAAAAGCTTTAACATCAACAATGTTTTTTCCTAACATTGCTCCAATTTCATATACTTTTTTAATTCCAATTCTATTAATAAATACTTCCCATCCTCCAAGATAATTTGCTTGGTGAACTATATGCTTCAGAGCTGAGTTACGAAGTTCCTTTGATACTTTTTCATAAGGAATTCCAAAGAATAATGGGCCAAGAGATTTATAGAAATCACGATCTTGATTTTCAATTGCTGTTTGCATCTTTCGACAGCCAGATAGGAAAGCAACACATCTTGCTTCTGACTTGTTATTATCTGCCTCTGCCATTTCGTAGTTTAAATCAGCAACTAAAAAAGATTTTGTAGAACTATCTGTTGGTTGATTCTGAATTTGCATACCATAAGAAATTGCTTTACCTTTTTCATAATTTATTTCACGAAAGTTACTTTGCTTGCTTGAGAACCGGCCTGTATCCGTTGTAAAGGGAGACATTGAATATAAGAGACGATCTGATTCATCTGGCATCCTATATTGTAAAAAGTCAAAGTAAGTTGAAATTGCTTTTACTTCTTCTCTATATGAAACTATGTCATCTATAATACGTGCAAGCAATGGATGTTGTGGTGCAATTTTGTTCTGTAAAATTTTCTTGTCTGTGGATTTCTTAATTTCATATTTACCAGTTTCCTTATTTTTAATTTGGATAGATTTTGCACCGATAATATCGTATAAAAAAACGGCCACTTGTGTACTTGAGTTTGGATTGAAGTTCTGATTTGCGGCCATTGTTTTGAGAGTATGTGATCTTTTATTAAGTTCTTCTTCGCTTTCCTTTCGTGCTTTAAGCCTCTCATTTTCATCAATTTTGATACCTTCAAAGGCACAATAGATACATGGATAACATAACTTAAAAAGGCGCTGATAATTCGCAATTGCATAAGATGGATATCCTTCCTGAATCATGTTGAGAAAAATACGAGCAGGATACCATGAATCTTTTGCACAGTATCCCCAGTATCCACGTATTTCTTTGTTCTTTTTACTTAAAGCATCTTCAAGTTTCCAATAGTAGTAGTCATAGCAATGAAGAGATGCTGCAAATGCTAAATTCTTTTCTAATTCTGCATATTGTGCATGAAGAAGACCCATTGCATCAAGAACCCAATTATTAGGTTCTGAGTTATATTTGATAAGATATTGGCAGTCATAGTTTCCATTGTAGAACATCTTGGGGACTTCATTTGCACAAATTGTTTGCATTGTTTGGATTGCATCTGCATATTGGCTTTGTGTTGGCCAATGATCTAATCCAAAATCAATAAAGGGAATTACATAAGTTATTGTTGTAAGTTGTTCTGTAACTCCTGTAAATGCAATGCAAGTAATGCGAGAATGACCATCAGTTTCTATGTCACCTGAGATAAAAAGACATTCAGAGAGGACAAATGCCGCTTTGAATAGATCTTCTTGTGTCTCACATACCTTGAACTTGAGTTGAATTGGTGGCCGGCCAAGTTCCCTAAACTTCTTAACATCATTTTCAAGTAAGAAATGTCCATACGTCAAGGTATGTAGTTGTTCTAATGGAGCACAGATAATTGCTGGAATAGAAAAATTCAAGCGACTCCCTCGGAAAGTTGAGAGAGTCGCTTGCGTTTTAACTGGAACTTGAACACAGTTTTTTAATGTTCCTTCATTGCATAGAAGGATACCCTGAGAGTTTGATTTCTTTGCTGCATTTAGAAGTTCTGAGATTCCAAATGATTCTGAGGAAGCTTTTGCAGAGATTCCATATTTCTTAAGCAATCCTGCAACTATGGGGAGCTGTCCTTTTTCCTTCGGATCATAGTTGACTAGGATTTGCATTTTGTCTTTCTATTTGTTCTTCAGAACTCTTTCAATACAACCAGCGTATCCTGCAATGTCTATGACACTATCTATATGTTCTTGATTTGTTGCACCACGAGCAATTTTTTGAAGGATATTGAGATAGGCAATGTCAATGTTGTTAATTTGGAAAACAGCAGCAGAGCCAGATACTCCCGGCCTTACAAGAATTGCTTTGAAATAAGCATTCCAAAGATTTGCAATGTTGTTAAAGTTTTCTGTTGGATGACGATAATGCTTATTGCGCTCACCATAGATAAGGGATTCAGCTTCTTGAAGAATTGTAGAAGGAACACGACGTTGAAGTTTGCGACGATTTGGTGCACTAACATGTATATGAAGTGGGCCTTCATTTTTGTCTTTAGTATAATACTCTGTATTTGCAGTGGGATCATTGAGAAGCTCTTTTCTTCTTTGTTGATGTCCTTTTCTTTTCATCTGCCTTCCTGTAAAAAAATAAGGGGCAACATCATATCTTGCTAATATAACACATAATACAATGTGCCCCTTTGATTCACTGATTCGTTATCTTATACTTATTATTATGCCGGAAGCGAAGGTTGCTCTAGCCGCTTGAGAACACGAATCTGAATATTGGTGAACTTCTTGCCTGTATTTTCACCAGTTCCATCCGTGACTTTCAGCGCAACCTTTGCTTTGATTCGATAGGTTCCGGCTGCAAGTTCTTTGATGACATTAGCAACAGTGAGATTTGCACCATCAACAGAGTCACCAAGAATTTGCTTCGCCTTAGTTTTCCAGTATTTGAGACCTTGTTCATTGAGTTGAAAGCGTTCAGAGAATTTAGAAGCAATAGGAGGTTTTTGCTCCTTTGGATCAACGAGTTCTTCAACTGCTTCTATTGTGTAGTAATGAGCAATACGATGTCCTTTTGATGCAGGCTCATCACCTTTTGCCTTTTTGGTATACTCTTCCAACTTTGCTGTTTCAAGCAAGAGATCGTAAACACCGGCCGGAGGAATTACAAACCCCGGAGCCTCTTCCAAATCATCGAAAGATAGGCTGGAAACAGTGTCAAGATCAAGCAGGGTAAGAGTTGTTTCTTCTGCGACTTTGTTAGCTTCTTCCATTTTGGAAAGTTCCTTTGGAAAAATTGACAATGGGTGATACCTCTGCGAGTAAGAGAACATTAAGAGTTATTAAGATTTAATAGAATCTAGCCTGGAATACCAGTCACAACTTTACGTTCGGTTGTCAATCTTCCTCCTTATTTTCAATGAGTTTTGCATCATCAACAACTTTTTGAATCATTGAGGCTGTTGCACCTCTTACTCTTTCAAGAATTCGTGTTGCACAGAGTTTAAGAATTGCCACAGCATCATCTTCTGTAAGATTAAATTTAACAAGACCTTGTTGATCTGCAAATTCAATTTCTCCCTGAAGTTTTCCAGTAGGAGGATTTTTCCAAGAATGTTCTCTTTCAACCTTAAGTGACTTTAGCAACATCTGATTTCTCCTTTCCAACAAGCTTTTCAAATAATGGAGCCAGATCAAGAGTTTTTTCATCCTCCATTCTCCAGCCACCTCGTGAACCTGTTAAGATATCTTTGTTATAGTTAGTTGCACTTCCACCCTTGTGTTGATTAAGTCTTTTTTCAATGTAAATAATGTGAGAGAAAAAGCCGGCTGACAACATAGAGAAGTTCTTAGAACCAATCATTGGAAAATATTTTTCAATTGTATTTTCTTCTGAGATTTCTTCTGTATCTGCAACTTTACCTTCAAGTGTAAAACGAACTCCAACACGATGTGAAGTTGCAATGAAATTTGTATTAGAACAAGCTTGCATAACTCCTAAAGCATCACCAAGAACACGCCCTAAAAGGCCAAACTCATCCCAACCAGGTTTGAATTCGTAATCTCTACCTTTAGTTGCATAGGCAATGATACTACGAGTTAGCTGGGAAAAATTATCAATGATTACAACATCATTCTTGGTAAGATTCTTAAGGTTAAATGTTTGGCCTGTATAAGATTTGATCTTACCAAGAACTTCTGCCCCAGCCACTTGCTTACTTGGTTCTCTGATAGCACAAGGCATACAATCAACTTTGCCATGTTCTTCACATATGACATTATTACGATAAGAGGTAAGAACTTTCATTATTGTTTCCATTCCCATTGGAAGATCACGAGTATCTGGAATTGTATAGATAATAATTTTGTTAGCTTGTTCTTCTGTAAGAATTCCTTCTTTATACATTGTTATGAGAGTTTGACGGCCATTTTCAAGGGTAAAGAAATGGACATTTTGAATGTAGGGAACCTTAGCAATGGTTGCTGCTAGACGTGTCTTTCCTGTCTTTGGATCTCCATAGATCAAGAGGTTCCAACAGTCAAGAGGTTTTCCTTCTTGTTTGACGGCCTTAGCGATCTCTGTGAGTCTCATGTTTTTATATCCGTTTCAGATATTTTTCCTTGTGCATGTAACCAATCTGTGTGTTCAATGACTTCATCAGGTTGAGAAGGATGTAAAGGAAGTCTTTGAGAAATCATTGCACATTGTAATGGAAATCGTTTAAGAATATCTGCGAATTGTTTATGACAAGCATCCCAACCATCTTGGAAGCCAGAGTTATACTCATCAAATTCAGGATCACCTAAATGGGTGTTAATAGTCATTTTGTTTCCTTATTTTCTCACAAAAAGAATTGCTTGAGTTCCACATGGGTTTTGTTCTGATCTCATGTGTTGAATTGTATGAAAATCTTGATGTTCATATATATAAGCTGACCTTGCATGAAGGCAAAGTTCATATAAGGTGGCATTCGAATAGAACTTACAATCATTGCACTTTTGGTGAGCTATTTGTAATGTCATTGATGTCTCTCTTTATTTCTGAGAATGATTCTCGAATTGCTAATTTCGAGATAATAACTGATACCTCTTGCATAGCAATACAGGCTTCTGATAGAGCACTAAGAGCTTCCACTGATTTTTTATTTTCTATAAGAGATTTTATATAGTGATAATCTATTAAGTTTCTAGCCATTGCAAGAGAATTATGAAGCTTAGTTTTATCTTCTTGGTTCATGGTATCCTTGTCCAAGCTTCAATAATACCCTTCACATTAGGAGGAATCCAGCCTTCTGGCTTAATGATCTTTCCATCTGCACGACGCATAACAATTACGTTGCCATCCTTATCTTTTTGTGCTTTTGCCATATTAGAAGCATGAATTGCATGAAAAAGAACATCACGTGGAAGACCAAAAAGATTAGAAAGGCCGTCAATTACGTAGATGGAATCAACAATGTCATCTGCTATTTTTGTTACAAACTCTAATCGTTGCTCTTCTGATTGCATAAGATGACCAATAGGCATTGAAAGAAGATCATTAAGATGTGAGCGTAATTCTGTATTTACTTCTTCGTTAATAAGACGACTCCAAAGAGCAACTTGCTGTAAAAATTGAGGATGTGTAAGTCCATTTTCTATGATAAGTTGTTGTAAACTACTTCGTGGCATCTTACACAAGTCCATGAAGTTAGCTTGATGCTGAAAGTGATGTCTATGCTCTCTTATTGGTGCACTCACACAATTCCCTTCCGTCGTATTGCAATTCGTAATGCGTTATTGTGTTGTCGCTGTTCATATGATTCTATGAGAATTCTCTTTTGTGAGCCTACAAAAATTTTCCATATCTTATATTCATTATGCTTCTTAGCATTTATCTGTGCTTCAAACAATGATGAACAGCAATCAAGTGAATTATGTAATGGTGCTTGAATTTCGTAGATACAACCTTCTGTATCAGGTTTGATTTCTTTTTGGGGTAATTTAAATTGATTTTTTTCTGGTTCTTGTATTGTGTCAAAGGATGCTGCAAGAAGATTGTCAATAATGCTCATTTTGGTATTCTCCTTAGATGATCGTCAATGATGTCTTGAAGATTAAATTCAAAATCATACTTTTGCTTATCTTTCTGATCTGCCATTTGGATATCGCCGGCACTGGTGCTACAGAATCCAAAATGCGTGCAAACCTTTCCAAACTTAAGGCATGAATGGCCACGCATAGGAAAGATTCCCATCTCATTCATCTTGTTAAGTCTTTCAACATCCATTCCTAATGTGTAGAACCACTTTAATCTATCAATGATTGTCTTGTTGAAGGGGAAGAGTTCAATGTCAGGAATGAAGTCTTTGTTATTTTTATCTCTACAGACAAAATACAGAGTGCCAAATTGGTTTTGTTCTGCGCCAACGATTTTGTCAAGAACAATTGAATAACCCAATGCTTGGGCAGAGTTTTGGTATAACGGACGTAAATCTGCAATCTTGTAAAGGGTAGTTTTAACTTCCAAGACCACATAAATCTTAAGCTCCTTATCAAACAGGACAATGTCTATAAGTCCTGTATAAAACCACTTGTTATCAATATTAATCTTGAATGATAACTCAATAGCTGGTTTACCATTAAAGATTGCTATTTCATAACGAGCACGAATTGCATCTAGTTTGTCTTTTGATAGGTCTATGTTGTTTATGGTGCGAGCTTGTGAGATTGTTGGAACACGATCTAAGTCCTCAAGTTCAGGAGAGTATGCCAGCCAGGTGATAAACTTAGCAAGATCTAAGTCTCCTGTTAGAATGTATGCTTGAATGCCGGCCCCATATGCAGTTCCCCTAATATGCCACGGCATATCTTCTTTACCATGAATTGAAGGATTTTGTAAGAGACGATTAAGTTGAAACTTACGTTCACATTCGTGGAAATCACCAAGTAGAGAATAAGAGAGTTGATGTGGGTTATTTGAATGGTATGGTTTCTTTAAAAGCTGTGCAATATCTATTGCGTAATCTGCTATCATTTGGAATCTAATGATTTATTTTGCTTTGTTTCTGGTGCTTCTTTTTGTGTTTCATCTATTGATACAAGAAGTGGAGAAAAAGAAACACTAACAAAGCGAGCTGTATTGCGACAAAAGAAGGTATAGGAGTTCTGAGGAAAAATGTGTTTTTGAATTGCCTTTAGTCCATGATTTGATTCACATTCCTTAATAGCTATGTTAACAACAAAAGATGGAATGGGAGTGTTGAAATGCAAGATTTGAGCACTCCCAAGAAGGAAACCACCTATAAGAGCAATTAGAAGAGCTGTTTGTTTCATTTTAAATTTCCTTTTTGTCTACTATTGTTTCTCTAATTTCTTCAGCAAACATATTTGGGTCATGATATGGAAGATCATTAATATCTATACTTTGCATTAGTAAAAGATCACTTGAATCGTAGATGGTCTCAGCAGAGTCACCATTTTGTTTATTGATGCGAAAAGACTTATCTGTAAAAATTTCTACTGATAATATTTTGTCTGACATAGTAAGTTCTAAAGCTTGTTCTACTTTGTTTAACCAAATACAAAGATCTTGTATGGATTTCATGATTCTTTCCTTTCTTTTTCAATTAATATTGCCTTTAAAATTTCTTGTCTTGAAAAGCCTAATCTCTTAAGCTTACGATAGTATGAGCTTCGCGAAGGTTCTTTTAGATAATTTCTATTCTTTCTTTTTTCTCTTTCTCTTTTATTTTGTTCTTCTTTATAACCCGGAATTTTATAGTTAGTAGCTCTACGCTCACGTTGTTGTCTATTACGATAAAGTCTTAAGAGTGTAGAGTCAGAGATAGTCATAACTTATAAAGTTAGAATAAGTCATTCTCTAATTCTTTAAGAGTTTCTTCATTTGAGAAATCAAACTTTTGTTTGGGTTCCTTCTTCTTACCAGAAGCTTGCATTTCCAAGTCCCGGCCTGTTATCCTCATAAGATGCTTTACACATTCACCAATTTCTTCAGGAAGAAGCATTGCACAAGCAACAGGATTTTCCTTAAGAGCTTGTTTTAACTTGGTCATTGCATCTTTTAGAGGTTCTCCATCTTCTGTTTGTGATAGAAGGGAGATCATATCTTTGATGTGTTGTTGCGTTACTGTTGCTTCGGGAGGAAGAATTATTACTTCGTTACTTTCGGTTGTCATATTTTTCCTTTTGCATAGTTTAATGCATCTTCTTGTTCTTGTTTGATTAATGCTGGAAGTAAATCTTCTTCAATTATTTTCTTTGCAACTTCTGGTTTACCATTATCTATTGCACGAACTATCCATCTAAGAGCTTCTGAAAGAGGCATCTTAATTTGTGGCATATTAATCCTTTGCAATGATAAGTTTATGAATCTTTATTGTAGGCTTGTGCTTCAGAATGATCTGAAGCTTGATCTTATCCTTTTCAGGATAATCTTTATGTTCAATGAATTCCAAGGTGGTATCATCTGGTTTAATGCCGGCTGATTTCATCTTGGCATTCTCTTTTGCCTTTAAGCTACTAAGTTGTTTTCTTACCCTTGGTTCATCAACACGATCAATGACAATGATAATATCCTCTTTATCACAAATGCTATTCCACAATGAGGCAAGCGTAAACTCACCACTTTCGGCATTGTTGTTGTTATTGTCAATAACAGGTTCAGATAAAGCTACTCTACTAGATACTAAATCTTCTAGTAGAATTTCTTTGCTCTGTTGCTGGCTCTGACTTATGTTCTGATCTTGTTTCGGTTTTGCAATGTTGAATCTTTGCATATTCCTTTACCTTTTTATGAATTAGCAATGCTTCTGCTAAATGTGTTTCTAAATACTGGTATGATATATTAAGATCAGATGCAAGACGATATTCCCATATGGTTGTTAAGAAAGCAGGGGATTCTCCCTGACATTCAATACAACCTCTGCGAATACGACCACCAAGAGTTTGACCAAATGTTGCAAGACAAATTGAACATATATCAATTGCTTTAAATGATGCAATAAATATATGATCGTGAGAAAAGTTTAAACGATCTAATTCTTCCCAGTAAGTTTCAAGATTATCTTCTTCTCTACGTAGCCAATGAAGCAATTCAATTGCTGGCTTCATATGTGGAATGTAAAGATCATGTTGATTTCCAAGATACATGATAAGGCCGGCCAACATCCCCTTGTTGATTTCAGTGAAGAGCAAGATGTTCTTCCTCACGTTCATAGACTATGAAGTCTTTGAAGTCATTATAAGCAATTACTAGCAGTTCTACTGGAGTCATTGTCTTATGATATTCAGATTCTATTAAATAAAGCATATTAAGAGTATGACCTAAACCTGATACACAAGCAAGTAATTCATTGTTATGAATTGGACAAGAGAATACCTCAATATTGACTCCCTTATATCCAAAGGAACCAATATTGTGGGCACTCTTCTTAAATTCAATTACATTTTCTTCTTCTGGGATTACACGTTGGATTGTGTTAGGAGTAAGTTGTGGCATTTGTTTTCCTGCATTCTTTACAATGTTGTAAATGATTTTCCACTAATCTTTTCAATTGCCCAACATAATGCAGATAATTCTGCTCTTGTGTTGTCTATATTATAATTTATTGGCATCATATCAATTTTGTTTTGGAGATAATACGCTCTGCGTTTAAGTCGTTCTAAGCGGTCAATTTCTTTTCTTGTAAGTGGATAACCAAAAAGTTTTCTGGAAAACCTGATGAGATATTTCATTTGTCAAAGATGCTTTGTAATTGTTTGATTGAATGTTTACCAATTTCTGCCATAACAAGTTTTCCATTATGTTTCTCTACAATAACAACTTCAACTTCTGTTTGAAGTGTAAACTTTCCTTCACGTATTTTACGTTCAATGTTAGCTATTATTTTGCTTAGTGTCATGGCATTAGTTCCTCTTTAGATATATTTTCATCAAAAATAGAACCCCACGGTAGTCCCCATTTTTCTGCACAAATAGGGCCATAACCAGCAGTAAGAGATTCTTTTGTTACTATTTCTGTTCCACAAAAACAACAAAAAGAGTATTTCTGTCCATAAAGTTTTCCAAATTCAATTGGATCATTTTTAATGATTACTAAATCTTCTTTTAGTTTATCTGGAATATTTGGTTGTAAAATCATTTCTCCTGTCTTAAGAAACTTTCCAAGGTAATCTCCAGTTTCTGCTTTTGATATATAAAGATAGTTTGGAAAGTTTGGATAATGTGCTTTTGCTGCAATATGAATTTTTATCTTCATATCACATGATTCAAAAATAAATTTTGGCTTATAAAGCTTTTGTTGTGCTTTTTGAAAAAGTTCAATAATATTCATTTTACACTCCTTATGGTATCACCGGAATTGGTTCGTTAAGGGAAACTTCACTGTTAAACCATTCAATCTTTTCTTGGATTGAATTGCCTTTGATTCGTTGATTGTCAATTCCTCGTTGAGTTTGATTGCAGAGATCAACAATGATGCAATACTCACGTGCCCGCGTTATTGCTGTGTAGAGCAATTCACGAGTTAACATGATTGCGTGTGATTTGTGGAGCAAGATAATTACCTTGCGCCATTCACAACCTTGTGCTTTGTGAACTGTAAGAGCATAACCAAGAGAGAATTTTGTTTCTCCAAAATCGCCGGCTGTTGAAAGAACTTCTGTTGCTCCATTGTCAAGGGTAACTTCAACAATATGTGAAGCTTCTTGTTTCTTTGGTTTTTCATCATTCTCTGGAATATCAGCAACATTAAGGCCAGCGTATCCTTCAAGGATAAGTTCAATATCTTCATCCTCGCGTTCTTTATTTCCAATGAGAGTAATGCCAAAGCGTGTTAATTCTGTTGATGCAGGCTTAGGCATTTTCCCCATATAACGTGCATTGTGATGTATCTTTGTAATATATCCATCTTGTTTGTCAACCATTACACGATCACCGACGGCCAAGTAGAGCCTTCTGATTCCAGCAAGAATCTCATAAACCATTGCATTACGTTGCTTGCCTATGAACTGTGCAATGTGTTGATTCAAGACAATAGTGCCAGCATCAGCTTTGTTAAAGGGAGAAAGAATAATATCTTGTTCAGGATCATATTTTTTACTTCCATCCTCTTGTGTTGTGTTATACCATGTCTTAAGGGAATTAACTAAGAGATTAACACAGCCTGATTCTGTTGGCATTGTTTCAAGTGCTTTACCTGAAACAACTTGAAAGAATGGACGCTTATCTTGAAGTTCTTCTCCCTTCAAGCAACGATGTGCATTGTAAATAATGGGAGATTCAAGAGCTTGACGATATACTTCTGTTAGTTCAACAACAGGAAGCAAAATCAATGCATAGTTAAGCATTGATTTTGCAAAGATAGGTGGAAGCTGATTAATGTCACCAACGTAAATGATTTGACAGCCTGGCCTTAAGGCATCAAGTAACTTTAATCCCAAATCTGTTCCGAGCATTGAAGATTCTTCAATGACAAGGTGAGTTATGCCTAATGGTCTTTGTGAATTACGCTGAGGCTCAAAGCGCATTGTGTCATACCATTCACCTGTTTCTTCATCTTGTTTTCGAAAAAAAATAGGTTCATATTCCAAAAGCTTATGAATGGTTACAACATTATACATTAGTTCGCGTTCAAGATCAGGATCTTTATGTAATGCACGTCTAATATTGTCTGTTGCTCTATTTGTATAAGAACAAAAGGCAATACTAGGTGCTACAACATGCTCTCCACCTTGAAGTTTAAAATCATGACTTCCAAGTTTACCATGCATCAAAAGACGTTTTGCGATTTCACGACAGGCCGTTGTTTTGCCTGTTCCTGCTGCACCTGTCAGACAAAAAGATTTACCAGCTTCAGCATACTCAGCGGCAAGTAGTTGCTTTGCATTTAATTCAATGGTTAATGCAAATGTTTCGTATTTTTTCGTTCCACCATAGCCTGTTGAAGGGCTAATTGATTGAAAAGGTTTATCGCTTTGCGGATTTGGGATAGGTGCCAAAGCCTCTTTCTTAATAGTTGCTTCCGTAAATTTATCGCCGGGCTGTATCTGTTCAAGCGGAGAAATTGAAGTCTCATATTCATTGTTATTTGAGATACTGGTATCTGTAATTGGTTTGCTAGCTTTAACATTGCTATTTTGTAAACTGAAACGGTTTTTCTTTGGCTGTATCTTATTTTGTGTTTGCTTTGCTTCCTGATTTTCTGCCTGAATTTGAATTGTTGTAGAATCTTGAACATAAAGAGTTTTAACCTTTCCGTTTATTTCGTTTTCAATCTCTTGACGAAATTGTTTTCTTAACGCTTCCCTTTGTGATATGGAAAGCGAATAGAAAGATGGGCCTACTTGTTTAATTGCACGCGCTTGTGCTAACTGTTCTTTTTGCTTATCTGTTAAGGGAAGATTACTTAGAAGATTCATAGATAACCTAATCTTTTTCCCCAAATGATTAACCAATTAGGAAAAGTCCAGTTACCATTATCATACCAAGAAAAGATTTCAAGAAGATTTGTAAAATCTTTCCTTGATATATGAGTTATGCAAAAGTGATTATATATTTTCATGCTTGTTTTTCCTTATGAAGGGTATCTTTCAAGTGCAAACTCATAAATCCTTATTGCTAGTGGTAAACCAATTTTATATTTATCACGAAGATATTTAATCTGTAGGTTTTTAGTAGGAATATCTTTTTTGTTTCCAAGACTCTGTATTATAAATACAGGAATATCTAAGGTTTCATTTGTTGGAGTTACGAACTGAAAAAACTGATTTACACTATTTGTTGCAACAAAGCGATATTTATAACCATTTTTTAGATCAAGAAACTTATCCATTTGTTTTATCCTTTTCTTTCTTGTTGTTTACCTGATTTTCCTTATAAAGTCTTGCAATGGCAAAGAATTCACCATCTTGAAAAGACTGAAAGCTTATAATGCATTTGATTTCTTCTTGTTTCTTGAATGCATCTTGTAATTCAGGTTCGTGAAAAATTGGCCACTTTGTTTCATCTTTTGTAGTTATTTGACGATCAAACCTTGAAATAGATTGCACGACAAGGAATGAACGAATCAAACCCTCTTTCTTATGTCCTGTAGACATAAGAATAGAGAATGTCTTACGATTCTTGCTTGCGTCAGTCTTTGCTTGGTTTGCTGTATCTCCAACCAAGACTGGATTCATTGGTTGTCTTGGTTGTCTTGTGTTTGTATTCATTTGATTTTCCTTATATGCTTAAAGATTGATTTGTTGAAAAGATATGTCCATTATCACACATTACACGTTTATGATTCTTTAATCTTGTTGCCTTATGTTCTTTGCTTAAAATAAGAAAAGCATCTGCTTTAATTCCTTGTGCTAGGCAAAAATGACAAGGGCAAGACTGTAGGATTGATGTATCTATTTCTTGTAAGGAAGTGGAGCCAAGAGAATCAATCATTTTTATTTTCCTTTTCGTTAACAACCTTAGAGGCAAATAAGTTAAACCTGCGTTTTTGTCCTTTCCATTCTCCCAAGTTTTGCTCTAGTTCCTGAGAAAAGGTTGTCAATCCAAGTTCCATTGTTTCTGTTTTTGTTGTAGCGAATAACTCAGCCAATTGACGGCCTAGTTTATGCTCGCCGAACTTTTCAACAATTTGTTTGCTGATTTCAACACGCTTTTCCGTTCCTAAGAACATAAAAGCATCAAGCTTTGAATAGAGCATATCGTAGAAAGCTTGCGAGAATGTAGGGACTGGGAACAGAGTTTGAAGTTTGGCTAAAATTTGTTTTCCAAGCTTCTCACGTCCTAATGCTTGTCTGTGTTCTATGTCTATGTTGCCACCATAGATTTTAACCTTTGCTCCTATTTTTTCTTGTTTTGTTTTGAGAATGGTTCCAGCAATTCTTGTCTCTCCCTCGCTTTCACCCTTGCAAACCTTGATAAAGTTTTGAATCATAACTTCAACACGGTCAGCAATGATTTGTTCTTTTGTTAAAGAGATGGGAGCATGAAAAAAGTCATAGATTGCCTCGGGGATAAGGTGCAATTGAGGCATACTAAGACTAGAAGAAATTCCATTGAAATAGCGAACTGCTGAGGAAAGAGTTTGTATCTTGGCATGTTGTAAGCAAAGATTTGCCTGAACGTAATCATGGCAAATCAAAAGCTTTTTATGCTTAAGGATTGTAAGTAGCATACCAGAAAGAACCTGTGCTGAAAGCTCAGATTCTAGGAATATTCCTTGATTGCTGTAAGTGCGTATTACATCTCTAACATTGGAATAGAAGCTTAACGGATGGATAACTTCTAGGTTAAGCTTTCCGGGAATTGGGAGTTGACAAGAAAAGGAAATTCCTGTCTCAGAGCATGTGACTGTTGTATGCTCGTATAGGTGAATGAAACAGGCTTTATGTTCGTTGTTAGCTTTAACGTAATAGCTAACACTCTGAGCAATTGGTTTCAATAAACTCTTACCAACCTTGCTTGCTGTTTGTGCTGTTTGTGCTGTTTGTTTTTCTTTGATTCTAGACAGATCAAGCTTGTCCGGTAATGGATTTATGAAATGCTCGATTAGTCTATCTGACAGATTGAAATTGCCTAGATTGTTTTTCTTAATGTAATGACAATTTAATAGAGCAAGAATGTCTAGGCTATTAAAGTCATTAACAAAATCACGTAAATCAGTATAGTTTCCATATTCTTTGTGATATATGGATTCATTCTGGAATCTGTATGTTAATACGTGAATTGGCTCTGTTATGTTTATCATTTTGTTTCCATTGTTTGTCTGTTGCTGTTTGCTTGTTTGTTTGCTAATTTCTATTCAGATACCCCATTTTACCGGAAAAACGGGGCGGAAGTCAAATTTATTTTTTTTGGCCGTTTTGCCCCTAAAAATCATCAGCTTACGGCCTGCCGGAACTGCGGAATTTTGTGGGTATGCCCTCATCCCCCGAAGTGACCTCTGCCCCTTAACCTGATATCTATAGTTAGGTTCTCATCTATGCATCTGCCTGATACTATCTCCACTCATGGTTTTATAAGGGTATATCAATTTTAAGAAAGAGAGAGTCAATAACCTAGTCTGGCAAGATATATAGTATAAGGGATATATATATATCTGCATATGTATATATATCTGCCTAGATCGGGGGATGGTCACTTGGCGGATAGAGGGTAAGGGGTCAAAATTCCGCAGTCCCGGTCAAGCTGGAGCTAAGGCGGTCAGGAGTTACGGGTTAGAGCTAGCGCAGGTTTGATGCCGTGACAACCTGATACCCTGAAAATAAATTTGACTTTAGCGATGCAAGTAAGTATAGTGATTATGTTTTCGTGGTGGATAGTCGCCACATTGCATACAAGCAGGGTCTTAGGACAGACTGCGGTGCAAGAGACAGCTAGCAACATGCAGGGACGATGGTACGTCCATTTCCACGAAAACGTGGGCAAAGAACACAAGCCCATAAAATTGTGTTCGATCACTTGGAGTAAATTACCATGAGTGCATTTGGAAACAAAATGCGATTGGAATTGAGCAAGACAGTCCCGACTGGCAAGCTCGACAAAAAGGGCAAGCCGGAAAAAGAACGTATCGTTGTCGGTTACGCAATGGTTCCGTATCCTTCACTTGCGGATTTCGGAATCACGGCAGTCCAAGCGAAGGATGAGAAAACGGGGGAACTGATGGTAGGAAAAGACGACGGTATCCCTGTCTATGCTGACGACAAGCACGACTACCTGCAACAAGCAATCGCTGCAAGCGTGGCTGCAAAGGTCAGGAATTATTTCAGCGGCACAATCAAGGCAAAGCCAGCAAAGGAAGATTTACAAGCTGTTCTCAGTCCTGATGCCGGCAAGCAGTTGCCCGTTGACTTTGAAACCCTGACAGCAGAAAGCGCCCGTAGTGGTGAAGCACTCAAGATTCGCAGGGAAGCAAAAGCGGATTTTGAAGCTTTCCTTCAAGGGAAAAACAAGAAAGCAAATGTCATTGCTGCGCTTGGCGAGCTTTTCTATAACAGTGCTCGCGTGTTGGGAAGTGCATCCCCGAAGTATGTTGAAGCACTGGGGATGCATTGCGAGGAATGGGGCAAGGGTCTTACCGCAGAGAAACAAGCACGGTTTGCCCCGAAGCTTGCGGAACTGAACGAATCGCTTAACGCAGCGGTGGAGTCTGAAGAACTTGACTTGTCGTAGCACAACATTGGCAAGTTGATACTTGCAGCGCATTAGGTCACAAGCTTAGTGCGCTGTTTGAATCAAAAGTAGGTTCTCAATGATGGGCAAACTCTGAAAGGAAATTTCAATGTGCGATGCAAGCGTAACAAGAAACAAGTTTTACAACCTGAGCAACACTAAGCAAGGTCAAGAGGTAATGCGATCAACAAGGCATGGGCCGTTGTTTGCTGGTGCAATCGTAGCTGTCCTAAGATATGGTCATTACATGGCTGGCAAGATGATGGCAAGCTGTGGCATGAGCATACGCACAGCAATCAGGCTAACCCAGATTGCTAAGGTGCAAGGGTATCGCTACCGGCGGCCATGTCACCAATCATTCAAGGCAAGCTTGGATTTCACAAAGTAAGAATCAGACAAGGCAAAGCAATCAAAGACTTAAGGCCACCTCCGGGTGGCTTTTTTTTGATCTGGCCGCTTGCTGCTTCAACCTACTAACTGTCAAAAAAATTCACCATTTTTCCCAAAAATTAAGGAAATATTGGATTCTTATTAAATTTTGTTAATAACATAAAACATAGAAGCAACAATTGCGGGATTTTGATAGATTCTAGGTGCCTTAGTATGATAAGATGCTTTGTGAAGTAGGATTCTTATGTAACAACAATTTGGAGGGTTTGTGTGACAGAAATCTTGGAGAACGTAGAGAATACAATTTGTGAATTTTTAGCGGCTGGCGAATCTGCCTCCGAGGTGGCAAAGCTTTGTGGCGTATCAATAGAAAAAATACAAGAACTCTTAAAGAATCAAGAATTTAGGGAATTGGTAAAAGCTCGTGGCTTGGAACTGCGTGGAACTCGTATTGAAGCCAAGTATGCAAAAACTGAAGAAGCTTTACTTAATAAAATTGAAACAGAGGCTAAATCTGAATTTGCTGAACTTCCTGCTCTTTGCCGTGCTTTGGAAGTCATTGCAAAAAATCGTATCATGTATCGCAATCCAGCCGGCCTTGGACAACCCTCAATCATTAATAATAATGTTGTTACTCTTATGCTTCCTCAAGGTGTAGGAAGTGAAAAAGTCTTAATGAATGGTAATGCTGAAATTGTTGCAATAGGTGATCGTAATATGGCTTCAATGCCTATTGATGGAGTCAAAGACTTATTTGGAAAACTAGAGGATAAGAGGAAAGAAGTTAAGGAAATTAAAAATGCAAAAGAACCAAGAAAATTTGATGTTGCAACTTACCCAGCCACAGCAACAGCAAGCTAATAAGCTTGTGTATGCTTTGTCTCGTATTTTTATTTCTTTTCCACGTCAACATGGAAAAACTGCTTTGTTTAATTCGCTAAATGGATCAACCAACACCACTAATAAGTAGTCCTCATTCTCGTCTTACACAAACTAAAGTCAATAGCAAAGAAGCTTTTGATGAGGGTTTTAATTCGTTTCAATACTTTTCAACTCTTTGTCTTCCTACAGTTTGTACATTTAAATGGCCTTTTGAATACATTGCAATATGGATGCTTCTTATTAAGGCAATAAGAGATAAAGATGAAAGACAGGTAAAAAGAGTTCTAAGGTTTGCTCTAGGCCTTCCACGCGGTTTTGCAAAGACTACATTTCTAAAACTTCTTGTTACATGGCTTATTGTATATGACTTTATCAACTTTATTCTTATTGTATGTGCTACTGAACCACATGCTGAGAACTTCTTGGCTGACGTTTCTGAAATGTTATCTGCTCCTAATATGGTTGCAATCTATGGCAATTGGTCTGGTGGTCTTGCAATAGATAATGCCAAACTTAAAAAATGTCTCTATCGCCGGCACACAGTGATTATTGCTGCTATTGGTTCAGGAACTTCCGTTCGTGGTCTTAATATAGTTCATGAACGTCCAGACTTTGTTCTATGTGATGATATGCAAACAAAAGAGAATGCAGAATCTGATACAGAGGCAACTCATTTACTAAACTGGTTTGTTGGGACACTTTTGAAATGTGTTGATCCAGTCTTTGCAGTTGTAGCATACATAGGCAATATGTATCCTCAAAACTGTATTCTTTATAAACTTAAAGAAAATCCATATTGGACATCTCTTATCACAGGTTGTATTCTTGCAGATGGTAAATCTCTTTGGGAAGAACTTCGGCCTCTTGAAGCCTTATATGAAGAATTCAAGCATGATGAAGCTTTAAATCTTGCTTATATCTGGTTTGCTGAAATGATGAATGATCCAATTCTTGAACGTATTTCTCTTCTTCCAAAAGGAATTCTTCCTACATGTCCTCTTAAAGAAGAAGAACTTAATCCTGATGCTGGTTTCTGTATTGTTGATCCAGCTGGCTTTCATAAAGCATCAGATGATAATGTTTGTCTTGCAGTTCATGTAATGAATGCAGTTCCTTATATACGTGGAATGATTTCTGGTATTCTTAATCCAAAAGAAATTATTGAGAAAACAGTTGAACTTTGTCTTATTTATAATATTCGTATCATTTTTGTTGAATCTGTAGCATATCAACAAACCTTGTGTTTTTGGTTCACTGAAGAACTTAAACGTGCTGGTCTATCAGATCACTTTATTATTAAAGAAGTAACACCAAAGAATAAGAGTAAAGATTCTCGTATTCGTATCTTTATTCAACAACTTATTGCATTGACAGCTTACATTCTAAGTCCAGAAGTTCGTCACAAATTTGTTTTCCAGGCCTTGCAATATCGTATTGGTAAGAAAACAAATCGTGATGATATTCTTGACGCTCATGCATACATTGAAGATATACGTGCTGACCAGGAACTTTGGGCATTGGTTCATTCTATTTCATTGAATTCTGCTGAACTTAAAAAAGCTGGTGTTGTAGCAGATAATACTCCATTTTAACAGAATAAGGAAAAGGCTGAGAAGATGGCCCAAGCTCCACAAGTAGGCCGACTTACAGCAGACGCGCAAGCATCTTTAGTCAAGTATTGCGGTGTGATACTTGATATCCATCAAAAGCAACAAGAATTACGTGATAAGATGGAGTTTATAGATATTGCGTATGCTCGCTACAAAGCAGCACAAGAAACAGGAACAGATGGTGTTGATGATTCTTCTGCTGGTCAAGTTGCCTGTGGTATCAATATTGATGAAATAACTGTTCCAATTGTTGTTTCACAAGTTGATTCTTATGTCTCCTACCTTAATGATATTTATCTATCAGGTTATCCAATATTTCCTGTAATTTCTACACCCAATACAATATTAGAAGGTGAACAACTCCAAGCAATTATTGATGACCATGCAACACGTGGTCGCTATCAGCGTCAACTTGCTTTATCTTTTAAGGATGCAGTCAAATATAATTTTTCAGCAATTGAAGTAGACTGGTCATCTCTTGATCTTTATAACTTTACATCAAATTATCTTGAACCAACAAAGAATAAAGTTGAAACAACTCAATACAATATTAATAAATTACGTGCATGGGATCCTTATAATACTATTATAGATGGTCGAGTTAATCCTGTTGATATTCCTTACTGTGGTGAGTATACTGGCCATATAGAAATTATCTCCCGTATCGAATTAAAACGTAAACTTGCTTATCATGAATCTTCTGGTAATGGATATCATACATCACAAGCAATGGGATCACAGCTTAGTGCTACATCTACTCCTACTACTGATATTTTTGGTTACTATACAGAAAAGCCACAGATATCAAAGCTTATAAATAACAAAGCTCTACGCAATGGTCAAATGATGGATTGGATGGCATATCTTACTGAACAAAAACAAAAAAGTGGTATTGATCGTGCATCTCGTATGTCTGATGTTTATGAGTATGTAACTCTTTATGCTCGTATTATTCCAGAAGAACATAAAATGGTAAATGTTCCTAAAAAAGGAACTCCTCAAGTTTGGAAACTTTGTTTCGTAAATCATGAAAAACTTGTGTATGCAAAAAGGATTTTCACGATTTACGATATGCTTCCTGTTTTCATTGGGCAACCTTTGGAAGATGGCTTCTCATATCAAACAATGACAACTGCTGAAAATGCAATTCCATTCCAAGAAGCAAATTCAAAGCTTTTTTCAATTCGTTTAAATGCAGCTCGTAGAGCCGTCGTTGACCGTGCTATATATGACTCTACTGCATTAAATCCCAATGATGTTAATTCCCCCTATCCAGCGGCCAAAATTCCCTATAAGGCTAATGCTCTGCTTGGTGGTAAGAAGATTGATGATCTTTATAAATCAATTCCATTTGATTCAAGGGGAACTGAGACAGTTGTTCAAGATATGCGTGCAATGTCTGAAATGGCTGATGATCTAAATGGTGTAAATAAACCTCAACGTGGTCAATTTCAAAAAGGTAATAAATCAAGACAAGAATGGGATGATACAATGGCTGGCTCTTATGGTCGTATGAGAAATTGTGCTCTTATGCTTGAATATCAGCAAATGTTACCAATCAAAGAACAAATTAAGCTAAATATTTATCAATATGGAGTATCTGGAAGTTATCAAAATATGAGTTCTGGTGAAGTTTATGAGATTACTGCTAAGAAACTTGAAGATATGCGTAAGATTGTAAACAATTTCAAATTGGCTGATGGACTTCTTCCTGCTGATAAGATTGCTTCAACAGAGGTTCTTATGGGTGGAATTCAACTTCTTTCATCTTCACAAGTTTTGCAACAAACAATGGGCCAAATGCTTCCAAAGATGTTTCTTTATCTCTTAAGTGTTGGTGGTGTTCGTGGACTTGAACAATTTATGCCACAAGTTCAATCTGCTCAAGGTCAACAAACAAATCAATCAGGAACAACACAACCAGTATGATTCCAACATCAGTTGAGATTTTAGACAAAATTACTCTTTCAATTGAGGATATTCCTTTATCTAATGCAGACTTGGCAGCTATTTCGACGGCTCTTTCCAATCCCTCAGTCATAAAATATCTAAAACATCTTAAAAACGATCTATACAAGGATCACACAGAAATTGATCTTAAGACGTACTTTGCAAATAAGGAATTGTATGCAATGCAACAGGTTTTTGTGAAAGGTGGAATCAATGTTATTGAAACATTGCTTCAAATTCACAAGAATCAACCCACACAAGGAGTAGCAAATGCCACAAGCACCCCAACAAGGAATACTTGATAGCATTTTTGCACGTTTTCAAAAAAGAAAGGGTGGAAAACCTGTTATCAAGTCTGGAAGTCAACAAGAAATAGATCCAGCAACAGGAAAACCAAAAATACAGCAGCAACAACAACAGCAAGATGATGGTAGCGAAGAATCTAATGATGCAATGTCTATATATGAAGGACTCTTTTCTCCTCCTGATGCTGAAACTCAAAGAAAGAATGAACCTCCTAAATTCTTATTGGCCGCTGACAAAGTAAAGGAAGCAGCAGGAAAGATGGACTTTACGGCAGGTTTACCTGATGAAATAGTGCAGAAACTCCAATCAGGTGATGCCATTGACGGAAAGACTCTCCTAGCTGCAATTAACTTTGCCGGCAGACAAGCTTACTCACGTGCATTAGAACATGCGACCGGCCTTACTGGTCACTTTGTTGAAGCACGTGTTAAACATGAGCAGCAAGGTCTCCCTACAGCACTACGTAATTACCTTGCAAAATCAAAAGCAGTAAGTGGGCCAGATGTGTCAGATAATCCTGTTGTTAGGGAACATATGTCAATGATCTCTGAGAAGATCGCTGCCAAATTTCCTGACGCAACAGATGATGAAGTTGCAACACTGACACAGGAATACTTCACTGAAATGGCGAAAGCCATTAATCCCAAAGCTTTCCAGCAGTTGACTGGACTTGAACAACAAAAACGTGGGAAAGATGAAGTAGTTATTGATGATTGGTCTGCTTACTTACAACCTTCAGAAGATCAACAACAACAAGGACAGCAACAACAAAAAGCTGCATAATCTAAAGGAAAGGAGTAAGTTTTAAATGGCGTTCTATACGTCAGTTTTCAATACCACAGTAAATCCAGCTCAACTTAACAAACGCTCTTTTGCTGCAACAATGCTTCGTCTTTATCCTGATGGTTCTTTTCCTATCTTTGGTCTTACCTCACAAACTGGCAAAAGCAAAGCTATCAGTTCAACACACGGTTACTTTACAAAAACTCTTGTCTTTGGAAGTGTTCAAATCAATCAAGCTGCTGGTTCACCAACTGGCTATTCTCCTGTTGATACAGTTTTAGTTGTTGATTCAACAGCTGGAATTCTTCCAAATATGGTTCTTTACAATCCTACAACTAGAGAAAATCTTCGTGTTCTTACTGTTGATTCAGCCACACAAATTACTGTTACTCGTGCCTTTGGTCGTGTTGCTCCTGTTGCAATCTTTGATAATCAAGTTCTTGTTGTAGTAGGGTCAGCTTATGCTGAAGGTTCTTCACGTCCAACTGCTCGTGGTATGACGATTATTCATATTCCAACCTTTACACAGATTTTCCGTGATGCTTGGGCACTTACTGATACAGCTCGTGCTTCTGCAATAGAACTTGGTTTTACCAATATCTCTGAAAGTCGTCTTGACTGCTCAACTCTACACAGTGTTGATATTGAAGCAGCAATTCTATTTGGACAAGCTAAAATGGATACCTCCGGTGCTCAACCCTTGCATGCTACACAAGGTATTATTGATGCAACTACTCAATATGCTCCTGGTAACATATTTACTGCTGGTGCAACTACAAACATGACACAACTCATTGATATGTTAGAAGAAGCTTGGAGATTTTCACACAATATGGGAGATGCTAAGACAAGACTTGCTTTCTGTGGTTCTAAGGCAATGAAAGTATTTAATGAAATTGCACGTCTTAATGGAACTATTCAACTTCTTCCAGATCAGTCAGGCTTTGGCTTTTCCTTCCAACGTTTTAAATTCTATAAAGGTAATCTTATTCTAATGGAGCACCCAATTCTTAATGGTATTGCTGGAATGGATGATCTTACAGTTGGTCTTGATATGCCAGCTCTTAAACTTGCATATATGGAAGGCAGAGATACTAAAGTTGAAGAATTTGGTGGAACTGGCAAAAACAATGCAAACGGTGTTGATGCAAACGGTGGTTCTCTTACTACTGAATTTGCTGTTGAACTCATGAATCCAAATGGCTGTTTTGTCATTTACGATCTTACTGCCGGCGCTGCGGGTTAATCTGAGAATCTAAATGTCAGAATCAAATGGCAAAACTACTCTTAGCTTTTCTGAGAGAGTAGCAAGAGCCAAGCTAGAAGCAGAAGCCAAAGCTAAGCAACCGGCAGAGGCTTCTGCTTCTTCTGCTGAACTTATTGAATCTTCACGAATTGCTTCTTCTGATGATAAAACTGTCTATTTTCATTCATCAATTGCCTCTTTTCGTTTTCTTGTTGGTCCAGGTCGTAAAGCAGATTTTAAAGATTATTTTTTCATTACTAATAATCCAGTTGAGATTGAAACAGTTAGAAGAGATTTTGTTAAGAAACTTTCAGGACACGTAAAAGTTACAGAAGTATCTCCTTATTTCTATCAAGCTGCTCGTATGATACAACCTGAAATTCTTCCATTACCAGATCAAAAAGATCTTACATTGGAGCAACAAGAACAAAAACTAGATAACTCATAAATTAGGATTTTTATGTCATTTGGCGCAATGATTGCAACAGTTGCATCAAAAACAAAACGTCCTGATAAGATCTCTGATATTAGGACTGCTGTTAATGCAGCTGTTGCATTCTTTGCTACTGCAAATTTTCCACATGATCGTGTTGATTTTGATTTTGCAATTTCAGGATCTGATTACGTTCAATCCTTTGATATAACAGCATCACCATTTGTTAGATTTAAAACAATTGATTATATTAAACCAGCTGGCTATTTTAAAAATCTTGATTGGCGTGATCCTAAGAAAGTTTTTCAAAATGGACAAGAATGTCTTGATGTTTGGCATCGTTCAGGAAATAATATTGCATTTAAGCTTTCTAGATTGCAATCATCCTTAAAGATTGGATATTTTCAATATCATATAGTTATGACTGCTGATGGTGAAACAGATTGGATTCTTGATGAAATGGCAACAGCTGTTGAAGACTTTGCAAGATCACGAATTTTAGAAGATATTGGTGAAACAACAGAATCAGCACGTTACTTTGCTCGTGCTCTTTTATTTTGGGAAGCTTTTAAGGGTTCAAGTGTTGAGGTAATAGGATAGGTAGACTAATAATGCATTTAAGGCCTGCTTTTCATGCTAGAAAAGATATTTTAGATACTAATGCCCATACTTTTCAAGTCAATAAAGATTCTGTAGATAGTGGTGAGACTTTAACAATTGCAGATGGATATGAGATTATTTTTGGTGAAGATTTCTTTATAAATGGCACGGGAAGTTTGGATATTGTCGGCCAGTTACATATAGTATAAGGGAAATCAAGAATGGGTAAAATTTATTCAACAGAAGAAGCAGAATCTCCTTCAACACCTGCCTCTGGTAAAGTAGTACTTTATTTTAAACAAGATGGTTTTTGGTATTATAAGAATGATAGTGGAACTGAATTTAAACTTATCCCCGGTTCTGGTAGTTTTATTCCACCCAGACACATACATGGACTTACATATTCAAACAGTGCAGGTGATCCTACTAATGATATTGATATTGCAATAGGTTCTGCAAAAGACTCAACTAATGTATTTGATTTAATTCTTACAACAGCTATAACAAAGCGTCTTGATGCTGCTTGGGCTGTTGGAACAAATCAAGGTGGTCTTGATACTGGTTCAATAGCTAATAGTGATTATTATATCCATCTTATTGGGCGTTCAGACACTGGTGTTATTGATGTTCTTTTTTCTCTATCTGCAACAGCTCCTACTATGCCGGCAAATTATGATTACAGACGATTAATTGGCTGGATTAAACGTGTTGGTGCTGCTATTGTCTTATTTACTACTTATGAAACTGAAGGTGGTGGTATTGAATTACTATGGACTACACCAACATTAGACATTAATCTTATTAATACCTTGACAACAGCTAAACGTACTGATCCAGTTAAAGTTCCACTAAACTTTTCTGTAATAGCAATATTAAATATAGGAATTTCTGATGCGGGTGCTTGTGTTGCTTATATTTATTGTCCGGATCAAGCAGATATAGCACCTTCTACTACTGCAGCACCTATGTATACTATTACAGCTCCAGCAGCTGTAGACGGTGGTAGCAATTTGCATATCAGAACAAGCACAACAGGACTTATTGCTGCTCGTTCAACTACAGCTACTATAGATAAGTATAATGTTTCAACAATTGGATTTACTTGGGCAAGGAGGAACTAATGACACTTGGAGAAAAACAACGACTTTTTGTTCATCTTGTTGGACAATTAATTATTTGGGCTTATGAAAACGATTACGAGTTATCATTTGGCCAAACTGTTAGATCAAAAGCGGAAGCAAATGCAAATGTGGCGGCTGGTATTGGTATTTCTAACACTCTTCATTCTCTTTATATTAAGTTGGCTATTGATCTTAATCTTTTCAAAGATTCTTCACTAGAAGCTGATGAAGATATATATCAAAGAGATTCAGAAGCTTATCGTCCATTAGGTGAGAAATGGAAATCCTTGCATCCATTGTGCAGATGGGGTGGAGATTTCAAAGATAAAAATGGAAATCCAAAACCTGACGGAAATCATTTCTCGTTGGAACATGAAGGAGTAAAATAACCATGAAAGAGGAGTATGAGTGATCCATTTTGGCAAGCATTTTTTATATTTGCATCAGCTGTACTAATTGCTGGAATACAGGCTTGGACATCAACTAAAACTAAAACAGCTATTGTTCAAGCAAGTGTTGCAGCAGGAGCACGCTCCATTGTTGCAGAATCAAAAGTAGAAGGTGTTCGTACAACACTTATAACATCCAATGTGGTTACTTCTAACAAACTTAATAATATTAGTAATGTTCTAGACAGTACACATATTTTAGTCAATAGAAACTATGGTAATCAATTAAAATTAACTGAAATTGCCTTACGTAGGTTAGCTCAAGTAACTAAAGAGCCAGAAGATTTTGCAGCAGCTGATGAGGCATTGAAGTTATACAAAGAACATATGCAAAATCAAGCAAAAGTTGATACAAAATTATGAAAATTAAATATGGCTGAAGCCCGTCGTCTTTATCCATTAACAACACCATTAGGAGAACCAATACCTCTTGAAGTTATAAGACTTCATGGACTTGGGCGAATTAATTTTACTTCTGCTGACCAAGAAATTGCTCTTTCTACAGATATTGAAATTCTTGTTTTATATGCAACTCAAGATTGTATTGTCAGATTAGGAATTCTTGCTGCATCTGTGCCTGCTTCCCTTGCTTATCTTGCTGATGCAGTCTTGGTGCCGGCCAATCAATATCTTGTGATTGATAAGAATGAGGCAACTGAGTTACATGCTGTTAGATTTGATACAGATGGAATACTTTGGATAACTGGAGTTCGTGCTTGGCAAGATACACAAAAAGCAGTTCAACATAATAGGATGTAATATGGATATGAATTTAGTTAATGCCCTCAAAGATGTTCCAAATTCTTCTGGCTATCCACATGAACAACGCATGGCCTTTTATCACGGAATTGCTAGTGTCTTTCAAGTATTAGAAATGCCAGAACTTGCACAAGAGTTTGCTGCTCTTAGAGATCAAGGAATGACAACTGGAAGTAATCAAGCAAATGTTGAAATGCTATATGATGATGCTGATTTCATAGGATAAGGTAAAAATGCGTTCTCGTTATTTTTCAGTTTATACTTCTCGTGGCCCAAAAGGTGATCCAGGTTCTAATACTGTTATACTTAGAAAAAATACTGGTCTTAATATTGGAAATCGTCCACGAATTAATCTTATTGAAGGAACAAATATAATAATAACAGTAACAGATGATATTGCTAACGATGAGTTAGATGTCGTTATAGATGCAATAGGTGGTGGATTGTCTGAATCACACATTCCATTTATTGCATCAGCAGTACCATTTGTGTTTTAGACTATATAAATAATGCTGTTAATCAGTTAAGGAGTTATCATGAGTTTGTATGCTGCAACAGCAGAAGCCGCAGCAGTTCCAGCAGTAATGTCAACAATCCTAGAGGTCAATCCACCGGCTAATAGAAAAGCAACAATTACAGAAGCCTCAATCTCTTTTTCAGGTGTCTCTGCAACTGATGTTCCTGTTCGTGTTCAACTTGTTGAAGTTACTGCGGCTTCTGCTGCTGGAACTGCTGTAACACCTTCTTCTCAACGTGATGGTCAGGTAGCTGTTGGTGCAGCAGCCAAGAAACTTCCGGCATCAGAAGGAACAGTCACTGTTCTTAAAACATATAATGTTCCTCCATCTTCTGGTCTTGTTATTCAATATCCTCTTGGACGTGAACCTGAAATTCAAGGTGCTGCAGCTGCTGCTAAGGGATATGCTATTAGAGCTAATCGCGGAACTGGTGCTGCAATTAATGCTGAAGCAAATATTGAATGGGAAGAATAATATAGTTTAATCCTTTCATTTATTATAATTATTTATGTCCTCAGTTACAATACGTTTAACCAATACTTGTATTGGAGGTGGCCATTTACAGTTTGTAGTAACTGGAGATGCCATAGCCTCTATACCCATACAGACTACACATATCTCAGAATCTATTTCTGAGGAAGATATTATAATTTTTGTTAAAATGATTATACGATTAGCAAAAATAGGACGAACTCTTGCACAAACTAGAGCATTATTACAAACTGGTATAACAATTGTAATTTAATATGACACTTCAATCAATTCTGCCAACATTTTTATATTATCCAATGCCAATGGTAGATGGTGGAGCTTTATCATCTGCCTTAGGAAATCCAACTTTAACTTTTGACTCAGTAACTGATAGAATTGCATGGGTAGGTAACTTTCCAATTACAGATACTATTACTACGGTCAGTTTTCGCACTGGCACAGTTACAGTTGGAAGTACAATTGAGATTAGAATTGAAACTGTTACAAATGGTCGTCCTTCTGGCACTCTATGGGCAGCAAACACTAATGGAACTGTAGTTGTAGCTAATGGTGATGATAGTGTCTGGAAAACTGTAACTCTTACTTCTGCTGCCAATATTACTGCAGGTGATGAAATTGCTATTGTTGTTGTCAATTCTAGTGGTACTCCAAATATGCAATTCTCTGTGTGTTCTGATGTGTTGGGAAAGGAAAGTCGCAACGCACATTATCCATTGCTTCTTTTAGATGCTGGTGCCGGAACTTGGGCAGGAACTGGGATTTCTTCTTCTACTGGGCAACTTGAATGGATTGTAACAACTGGAACAGCTGGAGTTATTTATTTACCTAATCTTTCTCCTTTGGATGGTGCTGGAACTGTAACTACATTTAACAGTGGTGCATCTCCTGATGAAAGAGCCTTACGATTTCAAGTACCTTTTAAGTGTAGAGTTATTGGTTTACATGTTGGTATGGCAAACAATGCTGCTGGTTCTGATTTTACTTTTTCTTTATGGAATACATCTGGAACTACAGACGCAGCTGCTTTAGCTCAAGCAACCTGTGATGGGGATTTTGCTTTATCAACAACACAAGATGGATATGTAGATTTATTCTTTGCAACACCAGTTACACTTGATATAAATACAACCTATTATGCTGGATTGCGAGCAGATACCGCAAATAATATTGCCTTATATGAATTTATTACTGCAACAGTAACAAATGCCATTAAAGCATTTGGTGTTAATGCAGAAACTTATCTTGCCACTCGGGCATGGGCTGCTGGCACAGCGGGTGCTTGGACAACTACAACGACAACACTTCCATGTATTAGTTTAATAATTGATCAACTTGATGATGGTGTATCTGCGGGTGGTGGTGGTGTTCGTAGTGGCCCAAAAGTTGTTTTAGCTGCTGGTGGTTAAATGTCATTAAAGCTTCTTCGTCGTAGAATTCATTCTAAGTTAGGAAAACCTTTTGGCTATAGTACAAGAAAACCTCCTATTATAAAACTTGATGTTCATTTACAGACAGCAAATAGACAAGTTATTCAAAAACGCATAAAAACTCATGTTACTTTTACTAAAATTCTTAGACAAATTGTTATAACTATTACTAATTTTCCAAAAGCTTTACAAACTATTTCTCAGGCAACAAATATATATGCAATTAAAACTCATATTCGTACAAAAACTCAATTTATAAAAACTTTTGGCTACATTACACGTAATCCATCTATTAGACCACTTATTGTTAAATCTCAAGCAATTTCTCGTAGTAAAATGAAACCAAGAATTAAAACATATTCCTTTTTTACTTATACTTTTGGTGGCATTTCAGACTTTGTAAGTTATGGTGCATCTTTTCTTTTTACAGCAGCTAATTGGGCAACAATTACTGTGTATCTTGAAACTTATATGAGAGCTGTTTCTGGGACTGTAAATGCACGTCTTTTAGATGAAACAACAGGATTACCTGTTACAAACTCACAAATAAGTTCTTCAAATGCCATATTTGAACGAATTCGTTCTATTGCACTAACACTTATTGATACCCATACATATCGTCTTCAGCTTGGTACATCAGGTTCTTCAGATGGTGAAATTCTCTCAGGCAAATTAATAATTATAAATACATAAAGAAGGGATCAGTAGAAATGGTACAAGAAACAAAGGTAATTGATATTAGACGTTCCTATATTCCCATTGATCCCAACGCATTTCCTGCTACAGATCATGCTACAGAAGATGAAGATAAGCCTGAACCACGAATTCCTGTAATTGCTTATGATGGTTATAATTTTATGCCAACACCTCAGGGATATTCTTCCTTCTTTGGAGTTAATTCAGTATTAGGAATTGAATCATTGATTACAAGTGGAGGAAGTGGTAATGTAGATGATCTTTTTATGATTCAAACAAACTTATTACAAAATATTCTTGTTGCACTCTGTGATGATGGTATTTGGACAAAATCTGCAAATTCAAGTGGTAATTGGTTCCAAGTTATTCCATTAACTATTCCAGCAGCAGGAACTCATAAATTGTGGTCAAAGTGTGTTATTGAAAATATAATTTATGTATATAGACAAGGTGAAGCTTCTGTTTGGCAAGCTGGGCCGACAAACTCTTATGTCTTTACAGCATTTGTTCCTACAACATTAAATATGGCTGGTCAACTTGGGATCTTCAAAGCTGGTGGCAGATTGGGCTTCTGGGATTCAGAAAATTCAACAGCATGGGCTGCTCTTGGTGATCCAACAGATGCAACACCTGATACAAAGACTTTAGCAGGTTCTACAATCTTCCAAGATATTGTAGGACGTATTGTAGTTGTTCTTCAGCATGGAAATGGATTTATTATATATTGTACAAAATCAATTGTTCTTGTAATACGTAATATTAATAGTCCTTTAATTTGGTCTGGATCTGCAATCTTTAATTCTAATGGAATTTCATATAGAGAAGAAGCATGTTTTGCTGAACCAGATACACACCATTATGCATTTACCACACAAGGAATTGTTGAAATTGTAAATGGTAAAGCAGAATTTGTCATTCCTGAAGTTGGAACTTATCTTAAGGAAAAACGCCAGCCTGTTTATCTAAAGATGCTTAATGGACGTTATCTCTTTTTTCCAATTCTTGATCCATATTATTT